CTACGCGTCTTGTTCGCCAGAAATCAGTCTACGATTAAACAAAGAAATGAAAGTTGTATTTTTCGCACAGATTATGCCCGACCCGTGCGGGGCTTTCTTTCACGACGTCGCGATTGCAAAAGACTTGCAGCGTCGTGGACATACTGTAACATTTGTCACCATCAATCGGGGACGAGGCGCTCTTCGAGGAGTCTATCGCAATCTTCCATGGGTCTATTACACCAACGCTGAAAACGAACTGAATGCCGCAGGGGTATGGTCGAGTCCGCATTTTCCGATGATGAAGATTGTGCGTCGTTTAAATGAACGGTTCCAGAAGCCTTTGGTTGTCACGATGCACTTTGGGGAAGATGTAGCAAATGTTGGTCCTTATACACGTGCCGGTCAGTGGACGGACATTCTATGGATTATATCCAACCATATTCGCAACCATATCGTCAATACCGTACCCCTTTCCCCATCATTTCGAATCGTAGAAGCTATTCGCCCTGCTATGATTGAAAACGAAATTAAGTTTCACGAACGCGGAACAATCCCCACTGCAGATTGCATCACTCTAATCAATGCCAACCTTCTAAAAGGTCTCCCCCTGTTTCTAGAGCTGGCAGCTCGTTTTCCTAATCGCAAATTTCTAGGGGTTCGTCCATACTACAATCGCATCAATGTTCCCGAGAATATTCCAAATATTGAATGGATTGACGTACAGGACGATATTCGTACCGTTATGCAGCGCACGCGCATTCTACTAATTCCATCCATATATGAGAGCTGGGGTCGTGTGGCATTCGAGGCGATGTACAACGGTATCCCCGTACTCTTCTCAAAGCCCATGGAAAAGGATAATCCGAACAATACCCGACCATCGGGGACAACGGAGGGAATGAAGGAGTGGATTGGTGACAGTCAGTATGCTCTAGATTATTTTAAGATTGATGACTGGGTTGATACCATAAACCAGCTCGATGATGTCCTCGTCTATGCAGATGCATCTCGTCGAGCATACGATCAGACATACAGTATGAATATTTTCCAAGACTTTGATGCAGTTGAGCGCAAGTTTCAAGAATACGCTACGCAATTTGCGGTGATGACTGAGAAGCCGAAGATGCAGGGGCAGATGGCGCCGTACACTCCACAACTTCGGTTTGTTGCTCCTTCACGGGGTAGTGCGATGCCTTTCCGCGGAGGTCGTTTTTCGGTGAGGCGCTGAGAATGTCTGACATAAGACGACCTAGACGAATCCGCTCAAGTGTCTCCGCGTCGTGGCCATGATTCACGACGGGGGTTGGAGGAATATGCTTGGCACCCGTGATAGACGGGACGACGGTGAGCGAAGCAATCGCGTCTACAATACTTCCGTTCTGATCGGCCAGAGCCTTCTCCGCGTCTGCCTGTGAGGCTCCCGTAAACATCATTATCTGCTGGACCTGGCCGTTCATATTTTATGTATAGTACATAAAGGACGAAATGAAATTTATCGACGGACTGTGCCCCCCTGCACTTCTCTATGCTCTGTTCGTCGCTATTCAGCTGGGTCTAGATATCGCAGATTTCGCGTTCTTTACGGCGGCTACTAAGTTTGTGTTCGGCGGCGCAACAGTATTTATTCTGGATCTACTCTGTCGCCTCAATCTCGGTATCGTAGCCTGGTTCTTGATGGCCTTGCCCTTCCTTGTAACTGCGCTCGGAACATCGATTGCCATTGGTCTTCAGCTAGACCGGGCAATGCTAGAGGGTTTTAAGGCGTAGATGTGTAGAGTATAGAAATGGCCCGTATTGAAGAGGCGATGGAGATTCTTGGTGATTGGATTATTCGTAGGGCGGTTAGTGTCTATGCGGCAGTGGAGCGCTGCCTCTTTAGCCGTTCAGTCGTCTATGAGAGCCTTGCGTGGACGCTCTACGAAACCAGCGGGCATTCGGTCTCGGAGGATAATTTCAACCAGCTAGATATTTGCGGCAATGCCTCGTTTATCGCGCATAACGTTGTGCGGTCCATCGGATCACACAATGTGTACAAGACGGCAATTCATTGGATTAACGATACGTGGCGTGCACCGTACGATATTCCCAACCTTTTTACAGCTCCCCCTCCTCCGTGGCTCTTTATTGGATTCGGTGAATCGGTCGACAATCTCACGGATTGCACGGATGAGCTGAACTGTCTAATCGCCTACGACAATCTTATCAAGGTCGAGGTGCTGCGCGCGCTGATGCCGGCGTCTGAGGGAAAGACCTGGTACTACATTAACCCGAAGACGTTTGAGACACTGGATTTTCCTGACACTGGTATTCTAATTGATGACCCTCCTGCGCCAGAGACCCAGCCTGAACCCGCTACTACGAAGGATGATTGAGCATCCCAATCACGGTTCGGTCATCTGGAAATATCTGGAACTAGAGAAGAAGCTCTGGTCACCTCATTTTCTCGAGTACGCAATGACGTATGCGACCATTCTCATTCAGCCGATTGGTCACGTTCTGTTCTGGGTATGTTATCTTGGATTCCCAACCCTATATACCTATTTCGGAGGAACCCACGATATGACGTGGCAGACTCTTGCATGGTATGGTATTTCATCGCTGCAGGTTCTAGTTTCGGCGATTCAGCGCTGGAGCGAGGTGGTAGAACACTACCATCTCGGCACAACGATTTTTGTCTGGAAGATTCTCACCCAAGCCTTCGGAGTTCCTTTACTCGACATTCAGTCAAGTGATCGCGGACATCAATATTTCAAGTACGCGGCTGGAGCCTCACTGCTGCAGGACTTCTGCTAAGTTTCCACCGAACATTCCCTGAAAACTCTTGATCATCTCGGCTCCCTGCTTTACCTGAGGGCCAAGAGAGGATAGCGTCTCCATGAGCTGCTGCTGCGTCTCCATCAGCTCCTTTGTATCATCGCGCATCTGTAGAACCTGTTCAGGGTTCAGTTTCTGGAAAGCATGTAGTATGGTCGTTCCCGCATCAATGTGGGCGTCCATAGTATTATCCTCCGTCTTCTCGGACTTGGATCCAGAATGGGGCTTTGGCTCGTCGCTGTCCTTCCCCTTCTTGCTGGACTTCTTGTCCTCCGACTCATTTGGGTTATCGTACCCCTCACGAAGAGCCTGTCCCGAAATGAGGACAACGGCGGCAACTGTGGCAATTCCGAGAGTCACGGCAGCGGTAAGGGGCATACGAACTCCGTATCCAATAACTACTGTAATGAGGAGTAACCAGACGGCTAGGTACCCCATACGGCGTTGGACAAGGAATACGATGGAGATTAAGAGGAGTAGAGCTGCTACGGCTGTATCTACGTTCGCCTTCATTAATTCAGTCAAAGATATTTATATCATACAGCGGTCACAGGGCTTCCAACGGGAACAGTGTCGGCCGTTCCAGCGACGCCAGAACCGTCAAAGGTGTACCCTGCACGGGGCTGCTGGAGAGCGACCATGCCTCCGCGATGGCGCCGAGTGCGCTTTCCCTTGTGGCGACGACGACGACCGCCCGCGAGGGTATTGTTTCCGCCGCGATTGCCGGTCGAGCAGTCCTTTGATGTATCAGAGTTCCAGAGAGCCGAGCCAGCGTTGGGTCCGCCGACGTCAGAGAGAACAGATCCGCCAAATCCGTAGCCGCCCCCCTTCTTGGTGAGGAGAGCATGGCGACGGCGGTGGCGACGAGAGGGCTTGGTTTTCTTAGTAGGATGCTTACGAGCCATTTGTATTGGTAGGAGAATCAATTACGGGCGTCCATGTTCCATCATCGTTCTGAACGCATTCGAGCGCAAACACCCGACCTAGAGACCGCAATTTCTTGGATAGCGCCATTGTCCTGACGCGAAGGTATCCTACATCGGCAACCTTGTAGACGTCGGGAATGTCGGTGGCGATAATCTCGTACTTCAGGACCTCTTCCTTCTTTTGAACCTTGCACTCGGCAAATACCCCCTTCTCGCCTTCAGTGTTCGTGTAGTATTCGTACCCCCGAATATCATCTACCTCATCGCGAAGTTTGACCGATCGTGTCTCAAACTCAGAACAGGGGGTGTATAGGGAAAAAATTGATTTCAACATTTCCTGGCGTGCAGCGAAGGTTGTGGTCATAAACAAAGGAGTTCCATTCAACATCCACGCATCTGCTAGGAACACATGCGTAGGTGTATACTCAACACGCAAAATCGTATCCTCAAAGCACCGCTCGTCCCATACGAGACGGATGGGTTGGGGTACTGGGTTCTCCTTACGTGGAATCCACAGGGCAATCGGCTTCGAGTCTTCGTCGCGCGTGAGGCAGAGCCATCCGGGGATCCCGCCACCCTGTGGTACCTTTACGGAATACTGTCCGATCTTCCCCTGACGGGTCATACGTACAGAGGGATCCCATCTATACAAACTCTTCAGGCGATTCATTACCTAACTACTCGTCTACTGTGAAAACGCCTACTGCGGCGGTGCTGCCTTCCCTCCAGCGAATCCTACCCGATCTACATCTCGTGTCTCAATCGGAGGAGGAAGAGACGCGGGATTAGGCTTGTTCGACTGGACGATCGGCGGGGGGATATCGTACGTCGGGACAGACATGGCTTGAGGCGCCTCGCGTACCGTCGAGGGAGGAGGCGGCGGGGCTACGGGAGGGGGCGGAGTTGGTAGGATGGGAGCCGATACGACTTCGGGAACAATTGGCTGGACGGGGGCGCGATCAACATACACGATCTTCGGCTTGGGCGGCTGAATGAGTCTCGACACCCAGAACACTCCCACGTGAAGAACCACGATGACAATGATGGTAGAAAAGGCGAGATAGACGATATCGGAGATCTCCATGAGTTATTCTATTGAAAGTTTTGTAAGGCCTAAAATT